GCATTAGGAATTACTAACGCTATGTTAGCAGGTTCAATTGCAAGTGCTAAACTTGCTGATCCTTTATACTTTACAGATGAATCTTCTACACAAGGTAATGTTAATTTAGGTGGAACATTAGAATTTTTAGCAGGCGAAGGAATCAATACAGTTGCTTTAGGAAGAACATTAACCATTTCAGGTGAATTAGCAAGTACATCAAATATAGGTGTGGCGTCATTTACTTCAGATAATTTTACTGTAACATCTGGTGATGTTGCAATTACAACTATTGACGGAGGATCATTCTAGTGTCAACAGTTATTAAATTAAAAAGATCAGAAACACCAAGTCAAATACCAGGTTCAGGTTCACTTGAAGTTGGCGAATTGGCAATGAATGTTACTGATGGAAAATTTTATACAAAAACATCTGGAGGAACAGTTAAAGAAGTTGGTGGTGCTGGTTCTGCTACATTACAAGATATTACTGATAATAGTGCTATTACAACAAATGATATTGTTTTAAATGGATCAGATTTAGTATTTGAAGGTGCATTAGAAAACGCTTTTGAAACAAGTTTAACAGTAGCAGAACCGACTGCTGATAGAACAATAACTTTACCAAATCAATCAGGTACAGTTGCAATGGATGGTGACGCTTTGGCATACTCTATTGTATTTGGAGGATAATTATATAAATGGCAAGTTCATTTAAAAATGCAGGAATGTCTGTAGTAACTACAGATGACGCAAGTGCTAATCTTTACACAGCGTCTGGTGTTACTGCTGTTGTTCACGCCGTTTATATTTCAAATAAGAGTTCGACAAATACTGCTAAAGTAGATGTAAAAGTAACTACAGATGGTGGTTCTACTTTTTATCACGTAGGAAAAAGTTTAGAGATTGATGTAAACAATACATTAGTTTTAGATAAACCGATTAATTTAGAAACAAATGATATTATAAGAATTGTTGCTGAATTAAATATTGATTCTTCATCGCCAGATGTTGAAGCGTATGCAAGTATATTGGAGATTAGTTAATGGGTACTTTAAATACATATCTTGTTAACACAAATGGTAAAGGTGCAAATGCTTATAGTGAAACATTCCACGGTTTAAGAAGAACAGCAGAAGGTTTACTATATTATAATTTAAGAGATAAAAATGTGGGTACTTTTAGTAATGATGGTGGTACAACACAGATTGCTAATGATGATGACTATGTAACTGTCGTTGAAGAATACATTTCTGGTAAAGATCAAACTTTTTCAGGAGACGGTTCAGATACAACTTTTACATTATCTGATACAGGTAGGGAGGCAGATCAAATTGCTGTGTTTATAGATAGAAATAGACAAACTGCTACTATAGATTATTCTGTATCTGGTACAACATTAACTTTTGTTAGAGCACCACATAATAATGCGGAAATATTTGTTAGAGTAATTAAAAAAGAGTATAAAAATGAAGCAACTGATACTTTTCAACAGTATCGTTTTGAAAATGGAAAGGCATATTATAAATTAGATAGTGATGGTAAGTTAGTTAGAATAGAAAATAAACGTATGATTAATGATACGGTAAATTTTCCATATGAGGTAGAAGACAATTTTTCAACCATAGAGTCTTCATATTCAGTAAATTCTACGACTTATAGTGTTTAAAAAGTATTATAAATATAGGAAGTTATGGCAGATTTTGTATTAGGTAGATTAAAGTTTAAATGGAGAGGCGACTGGTCTACTTCAACAGCTTATTTAATAGACGACATAGTAAAGTATGGCGGTAATACGTATGTTGTTTTAGAAAATCATACATCTCAAGCCGCAACTGCCGATTTTTATACAGATTTATCAGCAAGTAAATATCAATTACATACTGAAGGACTTTTCTTTAAAGGTAATTGGGTAGGTTCTACATTTTATAAACTAAATGATTTAGTTAAATACGGTGCATATCAATATAGATGTATTTTACAACACACTTCAGCTTCTACATTTGAAATAGGTTCAAACTGGCAAGTTTATTCTGAAGGACTACAATGGGAAGACTCTTATAATGCTGGCACAGAATACCAAGATGGTGATGTTGTAACTTATGGTGGTTACACTTATGTTTATACAAATCCCGAACCAAGTACAGGTAACACTCCTACAGACAACTCATATTGGGATGTTTTAACAACAGGTTATAATAATACAGGTATTTACTCACACGGAACAGCTTATAAAACTGGTGATGTTGTACAATATGGTGGTTATGTTTATGTAGCAAACGCAAATCATACTAATCAATATCCAGCAAATACAGATGGTTCTACAAACTCATCTTATTGGGATTTATTAGTAAAAGGTTTTGATTATCAATCTGGCGCATATAATGGTTCTACAACTTATAATATTGGTGATGTTGTAAGATACGTTTCAACCTCATATGTAATGTTAAAAGACAGACAATCAGGTGTAACACCTGGTACAGACGGTACTGTTTGGCAAGTTTTAGCACAAGGAGATACAGGCGCTGTATTGACAACAAGAGGTGATATAATTATCCAAGACGCTGCTCAAACAACTAGACTTCCTATAGGTACGGTAGGTTCAGTTTTAACCACAGACGGAACAGATCCAAGTTGGTCAAACGCTGAAGGTGCAAACGTTATCTATGTTGCAAACTCTGGTGATGACTCAAATCCAGGAACACAATTTTTACCTTACAAAACAATTTTAAAAGCATTATCAGTAGCATCTTCAGGAGATGTCGTTGACTTTGATACAATTACGGGTGGTACAGGCGGTACTCCAGGCACTTACGATATTACACAAACAAGTTCAAGTGGTTCAGGTACAGGTACACAAGCAAGAGTTATTTTAGATGGTTCATCCGTTCCTACAAGTTTAACAATTACAAATGGTGGTTCAGGCCACGCAGCTGGTGATGTAATTACATTTACAGACACTAGTTCACAATTAGCTGGCGCAACAGATATTACAATTACAGTTGTTTCTGCTTCAGTTGGTGATGTTGTTTATGTTAAAAATGGTGTTTTTAGAGAAATTTTACCTTTAAGAATTCCTACTGGTGTTACAGTTCAAGGTGAAAGTTTAAGAGGAACAGAAATTAGACCTGTAAGTGGAAATTCAACACAAGTTGCAACAATCAATAGTATATCAGGTGGTACAGGCGGTACACCAGGAACATACAATTATGTTCATCAAACATCATCTACACAAAATGGAGATGGTATTGTAGTCAATGTAACAACAGATGGATCATCTACACCTACAGTTACAGTTTATCACGGTGGTTATGGATATACAATTGCTGAAACAATTACAATTGCTGGAAGTGATATTGGTGGTGCAACCGATTTATTATTTAACGTAGCAAGTTTTGAAACAAACTCTGCTGCTAATATGTTCTTATTGAACAACACTACAAACCTTGTTCAAATGTCAATGAAAGGTTTAACTGGTACACCAACTGCTGGTGGTACAAGTAAAGCTGCTGTAACTTCTTTAGATCCCGAAGGATCAATCATAACTTCATCACCATATATTCAAAACTGTTCATCTGTTAATGCAAACGCAACAGGTATTCAGATTGATGGTAATTTACATAGTACAGGTAATAAATCAATTCTTGCAAACGACTTTACACAAATCAACTCCGATGGTATAGGTGTTCACGCTCTTGCAAGAGGACGTGGTGAAATGGTTTCAGTCTTTACTTATTATTGTGATAAATCATTTTTTGCAGAAACAGGTGGTTTTATTAGAGGATTAAACTGTTCATCTGCTTATGGTGAATTTGGTGCTGTTGCTGATGGAACAGATCCAAATGAAACTGTAGTTGGTACACAAACCCGTGGTGAATTGTTAAAATATGATGCTACAACTTTTGTAGGTGCTGCTACAGAATCCGATATTGCTGATATGATTGCTATAAGTGGTCAAGGCACTGCTACAATTTCAGGAGATACGTCTGGTGCAACTGCTACAATTTTTAGAGTTAATGTTTCTTTAGATTATTTTCATATTGAAAGTAGAACAGGTAACTTTCAACAAGGTGAAACTGTTACAATTACAAAAGAAGATTCTTCAACATTTCAAGTTAGTTTAGATGCTTCTACAGGAGATAGTTCGGCTGCTCAAATAGGTCAAATTGGTCCATTAATTGCTGTATCTTCAGGAACAACAGCATTAACTTCAGCTGGTTTAATTGGAGTAGGAACAAATATAAAATTTACAGGTGATAGTAAATATTACAGAATATCACTTGTTTCTGAAGAAGATACTTCAGGTGAAACAGCACTTGTACGATTAACAGAAAGTATTACAACATTAAATCAAAAAGCAGATAATACAGTTGCTGATGTAACACAAAACTTTTCAAATGTTCGATTAACAGGACACGACTTTTTAGATATTGGTACAGGTGGTTTTGCAGATACAAATTATCCAGGTGCTCCAGGTCAAGCAGCTTCACAAGAAGACGAAGTTGATGAATTAAATGGTGGCCGTGTTTACTTCTCATCTACTGACCAAAAAGGTGATTTTAGAGTTGGTGACTTATTTAGAATTGAACAGGCAACTGGTATTGCAACTCTTAACGCAGACGCTTTTGATCTTTCAGGTTTAACAGAATTACAACTTGGTTCTATTGGTGCTCAATTAGGTGCAACAATTAATGAATTTAGTACAGACGAAACTTTAGGTGGTGATAGTAATACAGCAGTTCCAACAGAAAGAGCTGTTAAAGGTTACTTAACAAGAGATAAAGCAGGCACAGGCGCTTGGGTTCCACCAACTGGTACAACAGGTGAAAGACCTACAGGTGGTGATTTATACACTGGTGCAATTCGATATAACTCTACATTAGTAACTTGGGAAGGTTATAACGGAACACAATGGACAGGTTTAGGTGGTGGTAATCCTTGGGCAACACATACTGCTGACGGTTCAACTGCTTTAGATGTAGCTGCTAATGATAGATATTTCATAGA